TATTGGCACTGTGTTCATGGGCTTGTTAAATTCGCCCTTAAGCACCTTGAGTTGGCTAGCGGCTTGGTCAACGCTGTCGGCGTGTGCCATCTTTGCCTGAGCGTCTGTAATCATCGCGTCGAAGGACTCGACGTTGCCCTCGCCCAAAGCCTTTTCAGCTTGGACGAGAAGCGCGTTGGCTTCCTGTCGGGTTTCGTAGGTGGTCGTCACGTTATGACTCCTTATTTAGTTACGGATTTGTGGTTTTAATTGCGAGTTGCGTCTGCGCCAGTAGCAATCGACGCCGAGCCGTGTCGGAGGCGGCTGGAGCCGTGTCCGAGGCGGCGGGGTCAGATGCGTCCGTAGACTCTGCCTCGCTGGTTATTGGCTCTTGGATGTCGGCTGATTTAGCCGCCACTGTTCCAGTGGATGGGGAGGAACCGCGAATAACCGCTGATACTTCAACCCAATCCAGATTAGCGATGCGCCGGACGACGGTGGACACATCATTTCCCTCCTGGGAAACGTCAAATTTCTGTGGAATATTGAACCCCACACTCCATTCGCGAACATAGGCCCCAGCGACGTTGCTATATGCGTCCCTGCCAGCCTCCGTCTCCATGTTGAACTGCATACGGGTATAGAGACGATATTCGTCTCCATCGACATACTCCGGCTGGGCGAAAATGACCTTCCCGACCAAACGGCTCTGGTCATGGCCTGACAATACAGGGATTGGCAGATTCTCTCGAATGGACTGGTCGAAAGCCGTCGGCTCCACAACGTCGCCGTCTGCGTCAACCACTCCCATAGTGTTGGTGTATGCCTCAACGATGCCTTCGGCTTCGTCAATTGCCTTTGCGTCCGAGATTAGAGTCTTGGTAATCATTCGGTCACCTCTATCCACATCTCTGAGTTCTTTCCGAGGTAAGTCGAGAGAGCGCCGATGAATCTATCATCCGAAGCGTCAACTTGTTCCTCGATAAAATCAATCTCCGCGTCATCTGCACGAGCGGAAGATAGGGCAGCAACAGTCCCGGCTGTCAGCACCTCGTCGAATAGAATCGCCAATTCCGCATTTTCGGTTTTGTAATCCCAGCTATCAGCACCCCAGTCCACCGTGCCGACAATGACAGACGAGTCACTTCCCTCTGACCTTGGCCGCTTAACATTAATTGCCAAATTTGCCCTCTCTGACCGCTTTGTGCGATATAGGATTCTCTTTCACGAGGAACTCTCGCATGATGGCTAACAGTTTGTCGTCGACGCCTTTGAACTTAGCAGGATTGTGCATCGCCCACTTGAAGCCTTCAGCCATGTATTCTGATTTATGACCCATCCCGTAGTCACTGACTGTGCCATACTTTCCCCGGATGCCTTTGGCTTTGAACGCCTTATCCCGAGCTTGTGCATCTGACCAAGCCACTCTTATCGCCTCTTGGAATTGCTTGGCTCTTTGATTGCCCAGCATGGCTTTCAGATGCTCGCCCTGTTGGCTCCAGGTAATCTGGTGACCCATTTCGTGGGTCATTGCCCATTCAACACCGTCGTCCGCAACGTGGATTGTGTCGAAAGCAGGGCGATATATCCCTCCGCCCTGAATCTTTTCCCTCGTCCGCTCGTTAAAGCCTTCGAGTACCTTGTCGCCCTTGCGCACAACCTGTGGATTGGACTGAGGGTTTCTCTTGTACAGCTTGGCGATGTAGGTGCCGAGGTCGTCCTTCATGTTCATCACCGTCTGCTTCATGGCCGCTTCAGTTTCTTCGATGACCCCTGCTCTATGAACGCCTTTGCCGAGGACTACATCTGGCTGCCACTCGGCGACCTTGAAGTTAGAACTATCCGGGTCAGACTTATCTTCCGGCTCTTCTTCGACGTTCTGTTCCCCGTCGGGCCGATACCCGCGAGGCATCGGCATCCAATTGAGGGTTCCGTTTGGGTGGTCATGAATGTTCTGGGCATCAGTCACGAGATAAACTTGTTCATGCCGTTCGGCACAGGTGCGCCCGTATGGGTCGCCTGGGTCGATGAACGTGTCGTCCTTTCCGCCGTCAACGTCGTCGGCTTGGACGTACTCATATCCCTGTGCCTCGAAGTAGCCTATCGAGGTCAAGTTCTGCGTCCGCATCACCTCGGTGCGTGCAATCAACCTTGCCCGAACGTCCGTCTCGGTCAGAATCGAGCGCAGGCCTGGGAAGTTATCGTCAGGGACTCCACGAGCCAATTGCTCGACGGAGTAGCCGCGCTCAAGCGCGACTTTCACGCCGCCCTTGATTGCTTCTTTAGTCGTCGCATGAATCAACTGCGCTCTGACCGGAGCGGTATTCAAGATGCGTCGAACCTGAGGTAGCTTGTCGCTCCAGTCGAGCGTCCCGGCGACTCCTGATTCAGCTATGCCCTTGAATGTGCGCTTGCTCACCTTCTCCTGGGCGGCTCGGATTATGTTCTCCAAATGCCCGGTCTCGATGGGAGGCAACATATCCTCGACGCTGAACGGGTAGTCTTTTGTGGCGGCGGTCTGTCTTTCCATGTGCCTGCCGAGGATGCCATCGACGCGGTTCCTGATTCCTCGGAAGTGGCGTCTCAGCCTGGATGCCAGGGCATCTGCCTCGTCCTCGCGCTCTATCAGCAAGAGGCGTTGCAAGGCTCTGCCACGCGGTGCGACGCGAGGAGCCTTAATCTCCACTGGCGCAAACATGGTGGCTTCCACTGGCGCGGCCTCCACAGCAACGGTAGCTGACTGACCCTCTGCGACTTCGAATATTGAGGACGGGATTCGCCGGATGCCGCCATCGGAGACAGCCTCGTAACCCAACTCCTCTCGCGCCTCGTTCAGAGTGACGAGGCCACCCGCAAATAACGCAGTTATTCGCGCAGATGAAGCCGCCGCATCGTCAAGGACGGCCCTCATTGCTGACCAGTCCACCGACAGGGTCTCGTTGGTGTTGTATTCGTTGAATAGGTTCCGATTGAAATAACGCAGTATTCGCGCAACCATCGGCTCCAAGGTTTCACTATGAAACGCCAGCCGAGCCTCACGATAGTTGGAATAGGTGCTACGTTGCAGGCCGACATTTGCGCCGACCAGAATCGGAGGGACACCGAATACCGCGCAGATGCGGGATTCAGTGAGGTTATGCAATCCTTCCAGGGCCATGTCTTTCGGAGAATTTGACATCGGCTGGTACTCGGCGTCATCGTCCAGGATGGCGATGCGGTGGAAGTTATTTACGCCGCCGAACTGTGACCGCCATCGCGCTCGAATGGTGGATGCTTCCTCTTGCGAGGTAAGCCGCCGTTTGACTTTGAGGAGACCCGATGGCACTCCCGCATTCTCGAAATAGACCTTGGCAAAATCGGTCATATTGAGGTCGAGGTTGATGGTGCGACTTAATACCTGGAGTGGGCTTAGCCCGTAGAGGTCTCCGCCAGGATTGGGCAGGGCGAGGTGGCACATATCCCGAACGTCGATGGAATACTCCACGCCGCTGACAGTGTAGATGTAGCCTCTTGCGCCGTAATCGCCTGGGACAATTGCAACTCGGTCTGGGCGCAATAGATACAGGGCCGAGACTTGGTCGTTGCGGCCTCTCTCTTTGATAGCGTAGGCGTTGCCGGACACCATCAGGAACGTGACCAATCTCTCAATGAACGAATACCAATCCGAATGAGGGTTCGGATTAGCCACTAGGTCAAAAAGGACGCCGCTCTCTACCTCTACCGTGCCGCCATCAGTAGATGGTGCAGTGATGTGATATTTGGGAGTGGCGGCAGAGACAGCGAGTTCGCGGATGCAGGCGTGGACAATCTCATTTTTGCCGTAGCCTTCACTGGCGAAATTCTCATAGCTGGCGTTAGGATATGTCGCCGTACCCGCGCCCATGTTGAGCGGGACAGTTGTGGAGAGTTCGCCGTTCTGCTTCGTGAACCAGGAGTCCCAAAAAGCCAATGTGACCTCCTCCGGTTTGGACACTCGCCGGAATAGGCCACCAGACGTTACGATACCATCAGCGTTCGGTTGTCGTCAAACTTCGTTTCGAGTCTTGCATCGGCGGCAGACAATCACCGTCCCTGGAGCCGCCTTCTCTGCTAACAGTTTCCCACATGCCTCGCATCGCAGTTCCTTCGTCA